ATTTTTCACCATCATAACTATTATCACCTGTGTTTTTCCAGTCAATAGTTGTGTCTAATCCATCTAGCTCTTGAGCTATCTGATTATCTTCTAATTTTCTTCTAGTAAATTTAGAAGCAGGTACTCGATATGCTAGCTCTGTTTTTGGACGGTCCATACCGTCTTGTATTGGCTTAAAGAAAAACGGATAGTTTACCGAGATTGGTACAACTTTATCCGTAAACATTTTTTTAGCGTCAGCCCCTGATTTGGACAGTATACCGAATCTAGAGTCTGAAGATATCGTAGCCGAATTAACTGTTTCTCCCGACGACATGAATGAAAATCCAGAGCGTCGATTTTTAAGGTAACAAATACCGTACGATCTTGTATCCGCTTTACAGGCCTCCCAGAATATATAGAATAATCTATTTGATTCTCTAAAGTCTGGTAATCCAACATCAATTTTGGACCACTGCAAGTACATGTAGTGAGTACCAGTAATATAAGTAGGCTTACCTTTATTGATAAACCAAAAGCCTTCTTCGCGTCTATTAAACTCTTCATCTATATATGGATGCCATTGTTCTCTAAAGGTATTGGGGTAAGTGTTCCATTCTTGTACACTTTTAATTTTTTTTAATTCCTTAGGATATTCAACAGCTTGCCACTTGTTGTCACCTAAATCTTTAGTGTTTTCCACTTTAGGTAATGCAATCATTACATTACCAATTTCGTATATTTCACCAATCTTACCTGTCTTGCTAATTACAACAACATCATAATCTGCGTTGTAACCATAATTCCATTTAGCGTAGCGATTCTTTTTCTTTATAGTAGCAGGTTTGATGTAGTCTTTGACTACTCTATATAATGTTTGTTCGTATGCCATTATTTAGATCTCCCTTCTGCAAAACCTTTAAATTGCTTTTTGCTTGGCCCTTTAGCTTCTAGTTCTAATAAGTTCTCTTCTTCATCAATTCTTGATAGAATTTCAAATGCATCAAAGATTGCTAGCTTTTTTGTAGCGGCAGCATTCTTAAGTCTGTCTGCAGTAATATCTTCTCCAGAGTCTACGATCTTTTCTTTTGCTACCTTAATTAGTTCTTCAACAGCCGCTCGCCCAGCTTCTATTATACTCTTTTTGGTTTTGTTTGTGCTCATATTTAATTACAATATCTTTTGTCCTCATGCAGTACATTAGCTGATTATCAACAACAAATTCCCATTCGCTGTTTGGTGTAAATCCTATTGTATCGCCTGTACTCATTTTAAGCTCGTTTAAGGAGCTATTATCTATTTTGAGTATTCCAACAAGGGCTTCTGTTTTATCTAAGCTAAAATCGTCTGTATTGACAATTGGAGCTACAAAACATCTATCGCCTAATGCTTTCCAAGGTCCGTGCGTTTTGTATAAATATATTTGATCTACCGCACATAAAAACTTATTATCTTCTAAGAATGAACGCGAGTTCTTCTTTTTTCCCTTCATATCATAAAAAGTACGAAACACGTTCTGATGCACGACTATAGTATCACCTTTCTTTATAGGTGTGTGAATGCCAACTGGAGTCTCTAAGACTCTTGCATACTTGTTTACGTGTTTCCAACTCTCTATAGAAGTGTTTGTTATAAGGTTCACTTCACCAACCTTCGCTGTATTATCATATCTTTCGCCGAGAGGCTCAACGATAAAATCGTATATGCTTCTCATTAGTACTCTAAGTCATACTCAACGGAGATAGCCATGTTAGAATTAAATTTCTTCCATGGCATGCTCTCGTTGTTTTTTGTTATGAATATATTATAAGACTTATCGGTTTCTTCAAAGATTATATGAGAAATTTCGTGGCCGCCGTAAACTTTCTGATTAACAGAGTAATGCATTGCTTCGTTCTTATAGTCAGCCCCGATACTTATTTTCCTTATAATATTCATTATCACACAGTCTCCAGTTCAGGCTTTTTCTCAATAACAGTATATTCACCTGTTTTAAGATCTATATTGACCGGACCATAAGTCTCTTCAATTTTAAGTTTGCTAGCCTCTAAGGCTTGCTCTAGCTGTCTTAACTGTAGTATAGCTGAACTTTTTTGTGCTTCTAAAGCGCCAATCGCAATAAGTAGTTGACTCATTGAATTTTGTTGTTCATTGATTTCAGTTAATTCTTTCTTTGTAATCTTTTTAGCTTTTGCCATAATTTAATTTAATTTAATTGTTAATAATTGTTAATATTTATTCCGGAGTTTTGTACCATGCTTTGTTGCCCTCTATTAGCGTTTGCCCTTTTGCAATTTGTGCTTGTAAATGCTGTTCACGCCTTTTGAGAACTCTTGGATCGTTTGTTGGCTCTTGACGAGATTGAATAGTTTTAGTGATATTTTCTGCGCTGTATTTATCATTTAAAAGTTTGTTGTGAAGATCCACATTTTTAACTAGACCTTCCTTTTGTTTCAAAGTCATCGTTCTATAATCTTGAGTAATTGCTTGTTTACCTTGAAAATAACCTGGGCCATCACCCCTTTTTGTTACCAAGTGATAGTCTCTAGTTCCACCCTTGGGACTATTTCGTCCGACCTTCATAACGTGCATAGCGTCTTCTCCAGGGCGTTGGATATCTTGAGTCTTACCCATTTCATACGATTGCTTTGAAAATTTAATGCCTGATGTATTTAATGGAGCTAAAGGCTTTAGCATGTCTCTTTTAAACGTAGAAGTTGTAGAAGTTTCATTACTCGTACTGCTGTCTTTAGTTTCAGTAGTATACTCTTTTTCTCCAAAAGTAAACGTAGGTAAACCTGCTTTTTTTGCTTTTCCAAAAGCTTTTTGAAATGGGATGCTACCGCCACCCTCACTTGTTGTATCTGTAGTAACGGGAGTTATATTTGTAGTATCCGTATAGGTACCTGACATTCCTCTATCGTTTGTTCCTCGTCTGGTTGTAGTCGTGGTTTTTGTTTTTCCTCTTGTAACTTTTTTTACTGGGTCTGTTGGATTTGGCATAATTATTTTTTATTTAGTTAATTTAGTCTAATCCCTGTTGTTGGGTTATCGTTTTGAACACCTGGCACGTAATTATATATTTTATTACCGCTCTTGTATTTGAAAGGCTTATTGCCTCCGATAGTTCCAGTTGTAGACCTAGTCGCTGCGTCTGATTTACTGTAAACCTCTCCGTTGCCCATTGGTCTATCTTCCACAGGCATGTCTGTTAAACGTTGGTTAGTATTAGTTCTATCTACGCTTGAAACTGTTTCGTTTTCTTGTGTTTTTGCTACTCTTGCTTTTACTGGGTCATTTAAGACTCCCTTTGGTTGATTGTATGCCATAATTATTTTTTTAGTTTGTTTGTTATTTTTTCTCCTGACCTCACGACAAAGTAACCACCAACGGCGGTTATCATAAGTGCTTTAAGGAGGTCGATCCATTCCGCATCTATATTAAACGGTATCGAATCTGTGCTATCTAATATAACGAACAGGAACATGCATACTAATAAAAATGACAATGTTAATGGCCGTACGTTTTTTGATAACCAACTATCTGAATGCAAATCCGCTTCCCAACGTTTAGTTATCTCTTGTTCTCTTACTGCATCTGTTTCCAGCTCCGCGAGTAATATTCTTTTATCTAATTCAGATAATTCAGGATCGCCTTTAATAGCATCACCTAATTTACTTAATGCTTCAACACCAGTTAATGATCCTGCCATATCTAGCAGTTCTGGCGCAAACTTTTTTCCTTGAGCGGCTAAGAATCTTAAGGCTTTTCCTACAGCCGTTCCTTCACCACCGTTTTTCTTTGCGTTTGGATTCTTACTCATAATTATCGTTTTCGTGTAACTCTTACACAGTTATTAACTCTGCGGTTACCTTTCATCTTTGTACCTTTCTTAACGTATCCAGTCCAGCAAGGTGTTGATTTCTTTTTTCCTTTCATATTAACAGTTCCATTTTCTTCGCGCTGCTAATCCTCTTTCTGATGACCAGCCTTTAGATCTTGCACAAAATGATTTACGTCTTTTGGCAGCTTTACTACCTTTCTTTAATTTTGAAGGA